ATTTTAAGTTTGTTTTGCGCAACGTCGAGGGCGGTAGTAATTCAACGACGACGACCGAAACGGTTGCGTCGGGCGTTACGTCGTCGAAATGGATCACGATTGCAGGGATCCCGGTTGCGTCGGGCGGCTGGCAAGGGTACGATCTACTTGCGGGTTGGACGGGCGCGGGCGGCGCGGTCAACGTCACGGCTTGCATAATGGCGGAAACAAGCGGCACGGTCGCGGCTAGCACGGGGGCAAAGTATGACAGCGCAAGCGCAACCACTAGACCTTGACGAAACGATCCACGAAATAGACCGGGCGACGGCCGAGTTTTGCGCGTACCTTGAAAGCCAAAACCAAACGCTCGAAGCGCTGGCGAGGGCGTCAAGCGACGTTTGGGAAGCGAGCGGCGAAAGTGCGGATTGAATGGGTTCGCATGGTCGCCGAACAATTGAAACAAAACGCCCGAAAACAGGCCCAAACCGAGGATCAAATTGTGGACATTCGCGACCGAATCACGCGGGTAGAGTCGGATCTCGCGCACTTGCGCGAGGCAACCCGGCAACAAGAAACAACGCTTGCGCGGATTGCGGAGGCCGCCAGCCCCACGCAATTGAAAGAACTCGTCGCGCAAGTCGCGAAACACGAACAAACGTTGACCCGGATCATGGTTGCGGCGGTCGTTGCTCAACTGTTCCTAGGCCCGGTGATTGCGGGGCTTGTTTCGTTGTATATGGCCCCAAAACCGGCCCCGGCGGCCGCAAAAGTTGAAAAGGGGAAACAATGAAAAACGCACTTGTTGAGCTTTTCTCGGACGTTGACGGCCTTTCCCCGTCCGAGGTTATGGGATTTGTCGCCGGCGTCGCCGGGCTTGTGTTGGCGTTTTTGAACAACGGACAAAGCGCAACGGTTTTGACGTTTTCGGCGGGTTGTTTCGGCGTCAACAAAGCGGCAAGCGCGGCGGTCAAAACCTCGCAAGCGAAGGCCGTTCAAGCTGCGATTGCGGGGCCGCCAGCCGACAAAAAACCCGCGCCGCTTCAAAAAGGAGGGCCGCCGGTTTGACCTCGAAAGTTTGGTTGATAGTTGCGATCGTTTTGGTCGTCGTTGGCGTCGTCGTTGGCGGAGTCTACGCGGGGTTGATTGCGTCGGCGCTCGGCGGGGCGGCCGTGACCCGCGCACGTCGCGAGGAACGCGAACAAATCAAAGAGCAAGAAACGATCGAAGCCAAAAAGCAAAAACGGATTGAACAAATCAACCGGGATCTCAAAATGGAGGCGCGCGTTATGCAACACCGAACAACGGCCGAACTGAAAGCGCAAATCCTCGACGATAGCAACGAGATCCTCGGCGGCGGTCGACGATGAGGGCGGCCGCGTTTTTGTGTTGTTGGTTGGCGTGTTTTTCGGCGTTTGCTGGCGGCGTTACGTTGACCCGGGCGGAGTTGTTGAAAATCGGAAAGGCGCTCAAAACCTGCAAAGCTCGGCAACGTCAACACAAAGTCGAGCTTGACGCCTTGCGCGCGTCGTTTTCGGCAAAACTGAAACACGAACGCAAGATCGCAAAGGCGACGAGGGCGAACCCGCTTTCGGGCGTGTTGTGGTTTACGCTCGGCGCGGTTTCGGCGGGCGTTGTCGTGGGTTTGGTCGTGTACAACGTCAACCGGTCAACGGTTGCGAAAGGCGTCAACTAAACGCCGCAAAAAAGGCCCTTGCGCTTTGATGTCTGCCCGCATTCTGGCGAGGTCGCCGCGCCCCTGCAAAACCCGCAAATAGTCGGGGTTTTTCGTGTCTTTTTCCCAAACGCATTTGATCCATAAAATCGCGTTGTAACAGTATTCGGGATCGTAGTCGCCGAGGATCTCGACGTGTTCGGCGTGTGTTTCGGGATCCATCGCCCAAACGGCCGCCCAAAAAAGTTCGACGTTCATTTTTCGCCCCGGCTTTTTCTAAGTGCCTCGTACGCCCTCGCCTTCGCGTTTCGACAGGCAAAACAGGATCCGGTGATGTGCTTTTTTCCGCGCCGAACGCAAACCGGGAAGTTGTCGAGGCTCAAAACCTCGCCGCAGTGGTTGCATTCTTTGGCCCAAGGGCCGGCCATTAGGGCCTTGGCGCGTTCGTTCCAAGGGATTTCAGGAAACCGGGCGTCGAGATCCGCCAGCGTTTGCCGGGTCGTTTTGTTGAGCGATTCGATAGGGCGGAGGCGACAACGCGACGATTCAAGGATCCCGGTTGCGACCGCTTCGGCTTTGCATTCGTGATGCAACACGGCCCACCGGCCGACGTCGCGGCTTTCAAGGTTGCGCCAAAAAAAAAGTTCGCCGGCTTGGCCGCAAACTTCGCATTTGTCTTGCGCGAGGATCTCGGCGTCTTGGATCGCTTTGTTGGCGTAGTATCGGCGGCGCAAGGCGTTTTTTTGCCCGTGCCCTATGCAAGGCTTGCAATGCGACCGAAACGACGTTTTCGAAGCGTTGCGCTTGTTGTGTTGATAGAACTCCGCCAGCGGCTTGATCTTGCCACAACCAGTACAAAAACGCTCCCCTTGTGCGACGTGTTCGGCCGCCGCCGCCGTCAATTCGTATTTTTTCATGGTCTGACCTCCAACCATTGATCGATGTACATTTCGCAATCGAGGAACCGTTGCCCGTGCCACTCCAACGAGGCAACGAACGCCGCTTGGAACTCTTGCTTGTGTTTCAAAAGCTCCCGGTTTCGGTCGAGCCATTGTTTTTGAGTCGCGCCGATCTCAAAGATTGCGTCGAAAAGCGCCTTGCGAGCCTCAGCAAGCGCCCTTTGCTTGTCGTCATAGGGAAAGGCCCGCTTTCCGACGCAAACGACGAAAATGGGGCAAAAGCGGCCGTTCTCGGTTGGCGTGATGTCGGAAAACAAAACGTCGAACATCAACAACCATTCGCGCTCGGTTAGTTTCATTCGGTCACCTCGCAACGAATCACGATCCGGTCGGCGGTTTCCCACTCAAAAAACAGATCAAAGCCCGGGTAATTTTCGACCCGGCGAAACAACGGCCCGACTTTTCGTTCGGCGTCGAGGATGAGGCCGAGGATCGCCCACGCGCACGAAACTTTCTTGTAATCAGAAAAGCCTTTGAAAACGATCGTCGTACTCATCGCAAAACTTCCTTTTTTCGGATGCGGCTAGTCCAAGGGATCAACCTCGCGTCCTTTGCTTCGTGTTGGCATACGTGATGCAAGACCAACCAAAACGCGAACTCGTTGTTTTCAGCAGCGTTAGCGTTGATACAACGGTAGAAGTACCGCGCGCCCGGCTTGCCGCAAATGTCGCATTCGTCTTGCGCGAGGATCTCGGCCTCGTTCTCGGCTTTGCGCTTGGCGTATTTTTCGCGCTGGCGGGCTTTGTTTTCGTCGTGGTTTTTGTACCAAGCCGCAAGAGACCGAGCTTTGTTTTTTTCGTGGTTGTTGTAGTAGGAGCGCCGCGCGTTTGCGGCGCGATGCTCCGTGGTTGTGTTTGGTCGGTACGATAGAGCGCAAGCACGACAATAGGACGAAAAACGTTTAATTTTGTAAGGCGTAAGAAACGGCGAAAAATCGTCGACGGGTTTGGTTTCTCCGCATTTGCGGCAACGTTTGACGCCGGCCTCGCGCTCAGCTTGCGCGCTTTTTGCCCACCGGCACGAAGGAAACCGGGCGTCGAACTCTTCGGTTGTTTGTCTTTTTTTCATTGGTTGACCCCTTCGACAAAGCGCCCGAATTGAGGTTGAAACGTGAGGTTGACCGTCCCGGTCGGGCCGTTGCGTTGTTTTGCGACTATGATTTCGGCCTCGTGTGGGCGCTGGCGGTCGGAGTCTTCGCCGTTGTAGACGCAATCGCGATAGACAAAAAGGATCTTGTCGGCGTCCTGTTCAACGGCCCCGGATTCGCGCAAATCCGAAGGCAAGGGCCGCTTGTCGCGGCGCTTTTCAACGTCGCGGTTGAGTTGTGAGAGAATAAATACCGGCGCTTTGTTCGCCCGCGCCCATTCTTTGCAGGCTTTTGACATAGCCGTGACTTGCAACTGGCGATTTTCAAACGCGTCGCTTCGAGTCATCCCGGGTACAAGCTGCAAGTAGTCGATCACCGGGATCCGGCCTTTTGAGCGTTGCAACATTTCCGAAAGCGTGAGAGACCCGCGATCTTCGAGGCGGAGATCCATGCTAGCGTCGAACATATCAACGGCCGCTTGCCAGCGTTTGAGGGCCTCGGTCGGTTGAAGGATGTGATGGTTTGGGATGTCGCAAAGAATCGAAAGGCAACGGTCGAGAACTTCGCCCGCGCCCATTTCCATGCTGTAGAAGTCAACGCCGCGTTGAAACGACAACGCGATCGCGAGGCAAAGCGCGAGGGCCGTTTTGCCCATCCCGGGCCGCGCCGCAATCACAACAAGTTCGCCGTCGCGAAACCCGCCTTGAATGATTTGATTGATCGCCGTCCAAGTCGTTTTGAGAACGTGCTTTTGTGGAATCCCGATCCCGTCAATCAGGGCTTGAAAGCGGGCTTTGAGTCGGTCGGCGAACGGTTCAACGTCGACGTTTTCGGTTGTAGGTAGGCCCGCGATCAACTCGGCCATTTGTTCGGGCGTTGCGCCCGTCGCCAGCGCGCCCGACATAAGGCGACGACGCGCGAGGCCGGCGAGGTAATGCACGGTAACTTCGAGATCCGCGCGGGTTTTGCCGGCGACTTCCCATTGGTTGAGGATGTCGAGGGCTTGGATCAAAAAACGGTCGAAGTTTTCGGGCGGGTTCCGCCTTTCCATGATTGAAACCGGGTCGGTCAACCCGTCGACGGCGATCGCTTGCCAGACGAAGCGCGCGGCCTCACTGGCGAACAAATCCGCGCCGAACGTTCCCATTGTACCGAACACGGTTTCGCGGTGCGCTGGCGATAGCATAGCGGCCGCGACTTGCATTTCGTGGATCGGGCTTGCGTCGTTGCCCGTTGTTGTGGTATTTTTCATGAGATCCCCTTTCTGCGGGTGTGGTCAAATCAAAACGGCAACCCTTCGAGGGCGGCGGGCTTCTTCTCCGTTGTGTCGCCGCCCTTGTTGGTTTGTTGTAGTTGTATCACGTTTTTCGGTTGCTTCTTTTCTTTCTTGCCGAACTTAGGCCGGATCCCCCACCGGCTCCGACGTTTCCCTTTTTTCGTCAAAACAACGATCGCGCCGATACTGGCGAGGCGCTCAAAACTCGCGCGAAGTTGTCGCTCGGTTATTCGCAGTTGGTCGGCGGTCGCGGCCCGGGCGGCGCTATAGACGCCGGCCCGGTCACTCTGCCACGACAACCACGACCAAACGCCGAGGTCGAGGGCGGTGATCTTGCCCTCGTCAAGCGCCCGCATGATTTCGGCGATCATGCGTCGCCAGCAAACGCGCGCGCGTATTCAAGGTGATTGACGAAGGGATCGCTTTGCTTAGGTACGCTCGACAACGCCGGGCCTTTGTAGGGTTGCAAGGCGTCAATCATGCGGCGCAAAGAGACCGGGTGAATCTCTTTGTGCGAGCTTGCGCCGATCTTCGTCTTGATCGCGCCGTCGCTGGCGGCTTTGTCAAACCCGGCTTCGCGCAGCTTCGCGAAGTACGCTTTCAAAAGTTTGGCTTTCTCTTTTTCCTCGGCCTCGGCGGCGGCGGCCATTCGTTCCCGGTGTCGCGCGTTGAAGACTTCGCGCAACGCGTCGCGGGTTTGTTTGTCGACGGCGCGGTTTGCTTTGATGTCGCGGCCGATTTGATCAAGGCGCTCCGAATCGTTGGCGAGTTTGATTTGCTTCGTGTAGTAGTCGAGAAAATCGATTTCGGGCTTGGATCGGGTATCGGGTCGGGCTTGGGTTGTTTCGTTTCGTTTTGGGCCGTTTGCGGGCCGGGAAAGGCCGCTTTCTTCAAATAGTGGCAACTCGATTTCAAGCGCGAGGCGCAACGCGCGACCGGTTGCCCTCGTGCAAGCGTGGCCGAGGAGGGCATGATTTCCGCCGCGCTTGCCGACTGGCGACCCGGCGCTTGATCCGTACTCGACGAAAAGGCGATCGCCCGGCATAACGACCTCGGCGCGGAAATAGAAAACGCCTTTTGACGGGTCGCACCACTCGTTGACCGGCTGGCAGACAATCGACACGACGCCAGCGCGTTGCGCGAGGACACGAAGCCCGGCAACCGTGACATAGAGTTTGCCCGAAAGGTTGACAACGTGGCCCATTTGTTCGGAAAGGCCGAGCTTTTCGGTATACTGGCGAGGGTTCATCTTCATGGTTTGTTCTCCGTTGTGTTTTGTTCGGCGTTATCGGTTCGCGATCTCTTTTGCGCTTGCGCGAAAGTATTCGATCCCGGCGCGGCCTTCGCTTTTGAGCCGGTAGTATGCCGCATTTGCGCGGCTGGCGGGATCCCATTCTCCGGGCGAGTCAGACCACGCGAGGCGGTACTTTGGAAAGCGGCCTTTGAACCCGGCTTGAACTTTTGTGAGGATCTCTTTTTTCATGGTTTGTTCTCCGTTGTTGTTGTCGCCAGTTGTGGCGGGTTAGTTCGAAAAAAACGGGTCGTTGACATATTGATCCCAAACGTCGGCGAGCAACTCCGAAAACCATTCCTCGTCGATGTTGCCGCGCTGATTGACGCCCGGGAAGTTGAACACGACCACCGAAGCGTAGTGACCGAAAACACGTTCGGCGATCCGCTCGAAAAGCTCAAAGTTTGCGTTGTCGCCGAGGTTGTCAACATAGATTTGAACCTTGTTCATTTTGTGTTCTCCGTTGTTGTTGGGGCGTGATTGCATCCCGGACGCCTTGCGGCGTTTCGACCTCCGCCGAGGTCTCGTCAGCGGGTTATTTTTTAAGCCTTCGACAAAAGCCCGAGAAGTTTTTCAAAGTCTTCGGAGGCTTCGGGGTGTTCTTCCAAGATTTGATCAAAGTATTTTGGGTCGGAGTTTTTGGGATCTTTCAAAAACTCAACCATGCATTTGTAGACCTCAGCGAAACGCGCGCGTTGTGCAATGTAGCAGCGTTTGTGGGTTTTTCCGGTGTCTCGTCTGTAGTCGAAAGTGCGATCCATGATTCCGGCCTTGTTTGTTTGCAGACAAGCGAAAAGGTCGAACTTTTTGCAAATCAGATCCATGATGAAACCTTGTCCGTTTGTGATGATCACTTTCATTTGCATGGCTTTTTTTCTCCGTTGTTGTTTCGGCGTCGTTGCCTTCGAGATCGTTTATTGCATACATGCTTGAACAAACGCAAGTCTTTTTTCTGTTTTTTTTCTACTTTCTTACAATGTGTTGTTTTTATTACAAAAACAAAGCCAGCCAACCGACCGCGCCGAGGGCCGCAAACGTGATCAAGTTGCCAAGGTGTTCGAGGATCAAGGCGATCGTTTCTTTTTTCATGGTTCGTTCTCCGTTGTTGTTGGTTGCATCCCGGACGCTGGCGGCGCAGCGTTTCGACCTCCGCCAAGGTCTCGTCAGCGGGTTAGACGTTGACCGACCGCGCAGCTTGCGCCGCGTCGACGATTTCGCGCTGGCGAATGAAGTGCGCCGCGACGGCTTCGAGACAACGCCAGAGGCGAAACGGGCGGGCCTCGTCGGGCGTCAAGGCGCGCGCCGGGGCGTTCGGATCCAACCGCGCGACAAGCTCGGCGGCCCCGGCCTCGTCAAAACGGCCGTCGACGACCACCGGGATATAGTCGTGGTCAAGCAAGATCTCTAGCGTTGACCCTGTCACGACTTCGGCGCTTCGGATGTTTTCGATCGTCAAGTTCGGCGTCCCGTTGTCGGGGCCGGGCGCGCGGCTATGGTCGAACCCTTGCAACGTGTAAGAGTAGGAAACGCCGCCGTCGGCGAGCTTTGCAAGATACTTGTTGGCTTTGTATTCCTCGTTGGCCAACCATTCGATCGCTTCGCTCAACAAGTCGATCTTTTTGGTTTTGTAGCCTTTCCGGTCGCGGCGGAGGGCTTGGATCTCTTCGAGGGCGTCGGCGGCGGCTTGCGTGATCTTGATCGATTTCATGGTTTGTTCTCCGTTGTGTTGGGGCGTGATTGCATCCCGGACGCGCTGGCGGCGCGTTTCGACCTCCGCCGAGGTCTCATCAGCGGGTTAGAGTGAAAAGAACTCGCCAAGCTCGAAGACTTCGACTCCGCGTTGCTTTTCGAGGCGTCTATTGATTCCCCCACAAATGTCTTCGAGGAACATCCCTCGATTGCTTTTGCGTTTCGCTTGCTCGACTCCGTTTTTGAACCATCGATACTTGAAGAATCTCAATTCCTTGTGCTTTCGCACGAGGATCGCGCTCCAGAGGTTGCCGAACTCGTCGAAGTAGACAAGCTCGGATCGGTCGTCGCTTCCCTTCCAGTCTTGCGTTGTTGTTTCTTTGATCTCTTTGGTCATGGTTTGTTCTCCGTTGTTGTTGGTTGCTTCAAAGACAACCGGCTTTTTGGTTTGCTTTTTTGCTTGCTTGGCTTCTGCGACTTTTTCTTCTTTTGTTTTGATTGCAGGCGGCTCAATAGGGGCCGGCAAGCGATTCATTGCACAAGTGATCGATCGCTTTTCGCTTGCCGTCCAATTCTCTCGTTGCGCCTTTTCCCGCAGTTGCTTCAATCCGAAAGCCAAAAAAGCAAAAGTTTCGCGTGTACCTTCCCAAGCGCACCGGTCATAGTGGCCGACCTCGATCGAAACGTCTTTCAATTTCAAGCCGTATTTTTCGATGCAATAGGAAACGTCGCCCTCGGCGGCGTTGCTGAACGAAACGATTGTCAAGGACGTTTTGAAGTCGATCGCTTCTTGTTTTGCTCTCTCTTTTGCTTCTCTTGCTTTGCGTTTTGCTTTTTCTTCCGGTGTTTCGTCTTTCAAGAACTTAGCCATGATCTTTTTCTCCGTTGTGTTTGGGGCTTGATTGCATCCCGGACGCCTTGCGGCGTTTCGACCTCCGCCGAGGTCTCATCAGCGGGTTTACCCTTCTGGCAAGGTTTCCACCTTGACGATTCGCCAGTTCAGGGCGTATGCCCTCAGCCTTGCGTCGTCGAGGTTTTCGAACCTCTCTACATTGTAGAAATATTTGCCGTTGAAAGGTCTGCGATTAGTAAAAGTAACACGGTACATGAGCGTTCTCCGTTGTTGTTTCGGCGTGATTGCCTTCTGAAAATCAATCTACACACAACCTTGACCAAACGCAATACTTTTTTTCTGCTTTTTTTCTATAAAAATGAAAAGCACAACAAAAACAAAAAGATAGAGTGCAATTTTTTTTCTGCAAAAAGTGGTTTGCCTTAGTTGCCGCCCTAGTTGACGCCCTACTTTTGATCTCGCAAGCTATCGAAAACAAAGCGTTTTTTGCCTGTTTGTGATACAAAGGCCGCCCTAGTTGCCGCCCTAGTTGATGCCCTCGAAGGTCTGGAACCCTTTGTTTTTGCTGGCAAAAATAGGCCTCCCCTTATACCTTATATAAGGAGGTTTTTCCCTGCAGGAAAAGCCCTCCTTATGCCGCGTCTGCACTTGCGCCGTTGGGGCGAAGTGCGCGGCCCCGTAGGCTTCGCAGGATCGGGCGGTTTTTTTGCGTTGCGACGCTTCGTTTTTGTGTTACAATGTCGACACGTCGGCGAAGCAAAGGCCGAGAACAAGGGCAACGGAGGCCGTTTTGATGCGCTATGATTACACGTTACATTTGCGGATCCCGTCGGAGATCATGAAACTCGTCGACCGGGCGACGCGGGGTTCGTATCACTGCAAGCGATCTGATTGGTTGCGCGCCGCGATCGTGCAAGCTGCGGAGCGCGAACTAGGGTTGACGCCCCCAAGCGCCGATCCCACCGGGGCGCTTGGACGCTGGCGACAAGCGCAAAAGAAAGGCAAACGACGATGAGCGCGCAACTAAAGTTGACCGACGAGGTCGCCGACGTGATCGTTGCCGCCTTCAAAAAAGGCGCGTCGCAAGCCGTCGCCGCGTCGCTGGCAGGGATCTCGAAGCGATCCCTTGAACGCTGGTTGCAAGTCGGCCGGGCGTATCAACACGCCCTCGAGGCCGGCGAACCCGTCGAGGAAAGGCACGAGCCTATGTTTCGACTTTTGCGGCGCGTCAAAAATCAGGAAGCGCAGTTTCTCTTGACGGCGCTTGACTGTATCGAGCTTGCCGCCAGCCAGCCGCAAACGTGGCAAGCGGCGGCTTGGTTGCTCGAACGCAAGGCGCACGACGACTTCGGCCGCCACGCGCCAAAACAGGCCGAAACAAGCGAGGAATCGAGAACGATCGTTATCAAACACGAGATCCCGGGCTTCGAGGATGAGTGAGATCACGATCGACTACAAACCGCTGGCGGCGCAAGCGGCGTTTCACCTTTGCCGAGATCGCGTCAAGTGCATGCTAGGCGGGGTCGGGTCGGGCAAAACGCGCGCGGGCGGGGCGGAGGCCGCAAATCACGCCCTCAATCAGCCCGGTTGCGACGGTATGATTGTTTCTCCGACTTACAACATGTTGACGCGGCTTTCGTTGCCTTCCTTCCTCGAAACCCTACCCAAACAGGCGATCCGGGAGCATAGGCGCGGCGACCGCGTGTTTGTTCTCCACAACGGCGCGCGCGTTTGGTACGCCAGCGCCGACCGGCCTGAAACCCTCGACGGGTCGAACCTCGCGTGGTTTTGGGTTGACGAGGCCCGGTACATAAAACGAACCGCGTACACAACGCTTTTGGCGCGACTTCGCCAGCCGGGCGCAAGGCGTCATCAAGGGTTTTTGACGACGACGCCCGAGATGAATTGGTTGTTTGACGAGTTTGGGAGTGATTCAAAGCCCGAGGATCGCGGCATAATCAACGCGAAAACGGCCGACAATTACCACAACCCGACCGACTACATCGATCAAATGCGGCGCAGCTATTCGGCCTCGTTGTTTGAGATGTACGTCGGAGGTCAATTCGTACACCTAGCCGGCGGAGTATTCGACGACTTTTCCGCCCGGGTACACGTCCAACCGTTGACCGTTGATCCAAAGCTCCCGGTCAACCTTGCCGTCGACTTCGGTTATAGGTCGCCGTCGGTTTTGTATTTCCAACTTTTGCCGTTTTGCGCGGCGCACAAAAGCCGCCAATGTATGCACATCATCGACGAAGACCAACCGAGCAACACGCCGACGCGGGGCCTTGTCGAGCTTATCGGGCGCAAGTTCAAGCGCAATTCGTGGCGCAAAGGCCTCGCGTACGTCGATCCCGCCGGGGCCGCCGCTTCGATCGTCGAGGGTTATTCAGACGTTTCTCTTTTGAAGGGCGACGGCTGGCGGGTGCTGGCGACGTACGATCCGCGCAAGCGTTGGATCCCTTACGGGATCGATCAAATCAGAATCAAGCTCAACCCTCACGACGGCCCGCCGAGCTTGTACATCGATCCAAAATGCAACCACGAACGCGGGATCGTTCGGTCGTTGCAAGCGTCAAAGTACCCGGAAAAAAAGGCCGGCGTACAAGCCAACATCCCCGAAAAATGCGGGGTTTACGATCACGCGCGCGACGCGTTGCGCTACGCCGTGATCGGTCTAAACAACAACGGAGTGAAGGTTCTATGATTACCCTCGAACAAGGAAACGCCGCCGCCAACGAGGCCGCGCGCCGCTACTACGCCCGCGAGGGCCAACCCTACCAAGGATGGGGATCCGACGAGTCGACGGCGTCAAAAATGCCGTGGTTCGTGCGTTGCATCAACAAGGCCGCCCGGCAAATGCGGATCAAGCCCGGCCTCGGTTTGTGCGCCCTTTGGGGCCGATCCATGCAAGAAACCGGCGCGGCTTGGTACGACGTCGAACAAAAGAGTGATGCGCGTTGTGATGAGCTTTACGGCCCGCAAACTAGCACAGGAAAAAAGCTCGGCAACACGCAACCCGGCGACGGCGCGAAATACAAAGGCCGGGGCGTGATTCAAGCGACCGGGCGGGCAAACTACACGAACTTTTCCAACAAGATCGGCGTTGACTTCGTCGACAACCCGGATCGAATTATTGATCCCGAATACGCCTCGCAGTTCATCGCGTGGTACATCGTCGAGGAAATGCCGCGCCGGTCGGAGTGTTTCCGGTTGCTCGAATGGATCAAAAACGACGAGTTGAGCCTTCGCCAGCGAACGCACCGGGTCGCAGCTTGCATCAATTGGGGCGAGTATTACCCTTGCCGAAACTACCCGGCCGAAAGCCAGATCCACGGCTTCGACATGACCTTGATTTATGCCGAATCACTGGCGAGCGTTTTGGGGTTTAACTATGATTGAACCCCGACTTTTGCGCGGTGATTGCGTCGAGGTTTTGCGCGGCCTCGCCGAAAACAGCGTTGACGCCGTCGTGACCGATCCGCCCTACGGACTCGCATTCATGGGCAAGAAATGGGACTATAGCGTCCCGGGCGTCGAGGTTTGGCGCGAGTGTTTGCGGGTACTCAAGCCGGGCGGATACCTGCTAGCGTTTGCCGGGACACGAACACAACATCGAATGGCCGTCAACATCGAGGACGCTGGCTTCGAGATTCGCGACTTGATAGCGTGGGTTTACGGATCCGGGTTTCCGAAGTCGCACGACATAAGCAAGGCGATCGACAAAGCCGCCGGGGCCGATCGGGAGGTTTTGAAAAAAGGTCGAAGCGGCAAAACTGCGATTTGGCAAGTAGAAGGTACAATGGGGAGTTTCGACATAACCGCGCCCGCAACCGAAGCCGCGAAACAATGGGAAGGATGGGGCACGGCCCTCAAGCCCGCCCTCGAACCGATCACGGTTGCACGAAAGCCTTTTGCGGGCACAGTAGCCGACAACGTGTTGACGTGGGGAACAGGCGCGATCAACGTTGACGGTTGCAGGATTGAAGCGCCCGACGGGGCAACGTTTGCGCGGCACGTTGCCCCATCTCATTTTAGCGGAAACGGTAGAGTCGCCGGTGAAGTCTACTTCACCGGTAGCGACAAAGGCCGTTGGCCCGCAAACTTGATCCACGACGGCTCCGACGAGGTCAACGATCACTTTCCCGACGATTCCGCACGGTTTTTCTACTGCCCGAAAGCCGACAAGGCCGACCGCGACGCCGGCCTTTCGAGGGCGGAGACTAGCGCCGCCGACAAGACAAACCGCAAGCAGGGAAGCGCTGGAATCAACGCGTACGCCGGCACGAGGATCCCAAGCCGAAACAATCACCCGACCGTCAAGCCGGTGGCCCTTATGCAATACCTTTGCCGGCTTGTAACGCAACCCGGCGGCGTTGTTCTCGATCCTTTCATGGGAAGCGGGACAACCGGCCGGGCTTGTCTTGCCGAGGGCTTCGGCTTTGTCGGAATCGAGCGGGATCCCGACTACTTCGAGCTTGCAAGCGAACGAATGCGGCGCGTGCAACTTCCCCTTTTTGGGGGCGCGTGATGAGCAAAAGCAACCTCGAAGATTTGTTTTATGCACAGTGCAAGGCCGCCGGTTTGCCGCTCCCGGCGCGGCAACTTCGCTTGATCCCGATACAACGGCAAAAACCCGACCACCCGCGCGAACTCATGACCCGGCACAAAGTCGACTTTGCATGGATTGACGAGGCGATCGTTTTGGAAGTTCAAGGCGGGACGTGGGGCGGCGGTCGACATACCCGGGGCAAGGGTTACGCGGGCGACTGTTGGAAAATGGCCGCGTTGCAACTGTGCGGTTGGATCGTCTACTATGCAACCGGGGATCAAGTGAAAAGCGGCGAGGCGCTTGCATGGATAACGGAGGCCCTTCAAAATGCGCAAAGCAAAGCCGCCAGCCGGCGCGATCAAAGAAGCAAAGAAAGCGCTCCGCTGGCGGGATAAGTACGGCCGAAAGGTCGTCAAAGGCGCGACGCGCGTGGGTTGGACGCGGGCAAATCAAATCGCAAGCGGCCGGGCGTTGACCGAAGCCACGATCCGCCGAATGGCCGCGTTTCAACGCCACCGGAAAAACGCCGCCGTCGCCGAGCGTTATCAGGGCGAACCTTGGCGCGACCGGGGCCGCGTAGCGTGGGCAACGTGGGGCGGCACGGCTGGCGTGAATTGGGCGATCCGCAAAGTCTCGCAATTCAACCGGGAAGACAAACAAAAGAAAGCAAAACGCAAACAAAACGGCCGCGCGCGGCGACGAAGGAAACGATCAAGATGAAACTCACAAGCGAAAACCTTCAAAGCCTTGTCAAAAAGCAAAGCGAGGCCGAGCGCCGCGAATACGTCGCCGGGTTGCTCGACATTTACGCGGGCGACTGGAAACACGCCCTTGACGACGAGTTGCGGGCGTTGTTTTTGCCGCAAACCTACGAAAAGCTCGCCCTCCGCGCCGACACGTCGATCAACGTACTCAAACAAGCCGCCGATCAAATCGCGTGTGTTTACTCGCGCAAAACGACCCGAACCGTTGACGGCAACCCCGAGCCTTTCGAGGTATTCGCGGATCTCGACATGGCGTTTGACGGGGCCGACAAAAAGACCTTCGTTTGTCAAGAAACGTTCGTTAGGCCTTTGTTTGACGAAAGCCGCCAGTTGCTAACGGTCGACATTTTGACGCCCGAGTCGGCGTGGGCAATGCCGGCCCCGCTCGACCCGCTTGGTTTGTCGTTTCTTATGTATCAGAAAGGCGATCACTTCGTCGTGTGGACGGCCGAAAACTACGCGGTTTACGACAAAGATTTTCACTTGATCCGCGACCCGGAAAACCCCGACAACCTCAACCCGTTTGGCGTGATCCCGTGGGTTTGCATTCACAACGCGTACCCTTCCGACGGCCAAGTTTTTCACGAGGGCGAAAGCGAACAACTTCGCCAAGCCACCATGACGACGGGCGTGCAAAAAACCGACTTGAACCATATTCAACACTTGCAAAGTTTCAAACAACTCGTCGGGATCGGCCTCGACGACGAGGAGAAAATGCAAAAAATGGCCGACCCGTCGAGCATGTTGACAATCGACAACCCG